AAGGCCGCTTACATAATTTTTACTAGATGAGGTGAAAGTAGATGTTTCTACTACATCAGAAGTTAAAGAAACTGCTGCGTCTGTTAGTGTTGTTGAAAGGTTAGTATTATCTAATAAAATCTCTGCATCTTTACCATGTGTAAATGTTGGCATATTATTCCTCTTCTTCTTTCATCATTTTACTATTAAACTTTACCGCTGCATTATTCTTAATCAAACTTCTTGCGACTTTATCTGGTACATCTACTACTTTTCCAGATTCTACTCTGATTTCTTTTTTACCATCTGAATAATCAGATCCTATTAATATTTTTATTTTCATTATCCTATTACCTCTACATTAAAAGTTACTCCAAGAAAACTTGTCCCCTGTGTAACTTCATACTCTCCATAATCGGTTGCATTAATAACTCTAACAGACATTGCCGCACCTCCCAAAGTTGTATCTGCCTCAATTGCTGCTTTAACTGAGTTACTACCTGACGCTGCTAAAAAGGAATCTAAATTATCTTGTCCTGTTTCTGCGTCCACTTTAGATACATATAAGATTATTGGTATTTCGTAAGTATCTGATCCTCTCTGCATTGTTGAATCAAAGTTAAGAGTATTAAAAGGAGCTATTAATACAGTAGGAGGATCTATAAAGTCTGGAACATAATCATAGACCATAAGTCCTGAAATAGTTTCTAACCTAGTTTTTAAACCTGATCTAATAGCACTAAAGGTTGCCATTACCTTACACTCCTTACAATATCTTTAGCTATTAATTCTATCATTTCTTCGCCCCTCTTCTTAATTTCTTTTTGATTCTCAAACACAACACCGCCGATAAAAGGCTTCATTTTTAAACCTGTTTTAGAGATCTTTCTAGCAACTAAGAAAGGATTTAATTTAGGCTGTCCTCTCTTAGCCCATTTAGCTAGACCTGATCCCTCTTTATATGGTGGAAAAAAAGGCTTTGTTTTTTTAACAGGAGTAAATGATCTGAATATAGGTTTACCATGTATAAAAGGTGCATATTTCATAGAGGTAGCTAAACTAAATCCCTCTGACATCCTTAATCTATTTGTATTACCTAACTTCTTTGTGTATATAGATCTATTTAAATTACCTGTATTTTTATTACCTCTTCCTCTTTGTGATCTTGGAGATGGAGGTAAATGTAAACGATCTATAGACTCTTGTTTAAAATCTTTGGCTAAACCATTTACAAAGTCTAAAGATCTTTTATTCCAGATTGTTTGGCTATTTATTGATCTAGAGAGATCTAATGCACCATTTAGAGTAAGTTTCATACTCCATATTGCCTATTTGTATTAATAGCAGTCAAACCAACATAAGGCCTTCCACTTGCTAGAGTCATAGTTGATTTTTTATAATGTTTTACTAAAGTTTGAACATCTGGATCTAATTTACTTAAAAACATAATAGGAGCTTGGCCTGTTTCTGGATTACCACTAAACCCCATTGGACTATTCTTTCTTTGAAAATATCTAGCAGATTGTATTAATGCTGCTTGTTTTACATCATCTGGGACACTAGGAAAACCAAATTTAGCAGTTACTGATAATCCCTGTCTGTGTTCTACCGGTAAGACCTTTCCTCCTTTTTCAATAGCCATTATGATCTTATCAAAAGGAATAACAGGATCTAACTTATCTGCGTTATATGGTGCTAAATAAAAGTCCTGATTAATAGTTAAAGTTTCATTAACAGATCCATCTGCATTTAAAGTTTTAATTATTAACCCTGTTGTTGTTGCTATATCATCTACGAATACATAATCCATAAATTCGCAGTCATATAATCTAGTTTGTACTGTACTGTCAATATCAAACTGCCTACCACAGTATTTTGCAATAGAACTAGAGGCAGACTTAATAGATGCGTTTAAGTTGTCATCTTGTCCAGATCCCGATAGACCTAACCAAGTTTTTAATTCAGATAACGCACAGTAAGTCTGACTCATATTCTATTTATTCTCTTCTGGTTTAACTGCTTTTGTCTTTGGAGCAGGTGCTTTTTTAGTTGCAATCTTTACATCTGGAACAGGATCTCCTATACCAGCTATAAGAACTCCACTAATAAAAGGACACTCTTTACCTTTAGAATATTTTCCTGAGTCTTGATCTTTCCAGACCATATCAGAAGGCTTTTCAATATATTTCATATTTTCACTTTCTTGGAACGCAGAGCCAATAACTTCATTAGTCATAACAAAATTATGGCTCTGACTATCCATTTACGATTATTCTATATCGTTGATTCTTGTAAACGCTTGTGGTTTATAAACAGCTAATGCATATCTTAAAGATGCTTTAACAGTTAGAATATCTTTACCGAAATCGCCATCTGCAGCTGAGTCTGAAATTTGTAATTCCATACCTCTTCTGAAAACATGATTAGCGGCAAGACCACCACCGAACTTACCTACCACTACATCAATAGTAGTAGAAACAGCTCCACCGATCTGAGAAGATTTAACAACAGGTAATCCCCAAATTGTAGGAGTACCAGCTAATGCTGACTGTCCTAACATGAAGTTGTTGTTTCCATCTACCTGACCTACTAATGCGTTATAAGCAGCAGGACTCATTAATACTGCGTCTGGGGCTAACTTGCCATTGACCTCAATATCTTTGATACCATTTAAAATAGTTCTCAATTTACCACCAGCAGTAGCAGGAAATGCTCCAGCTGTATATGTGATTGTGTTGATCCCTGTTTGTTGTGTAAGACCTTTTACATCAGGTGCTACACCGCCACCGACTAGGAATTGTTTTTCTAGTCTTTGCATTACATGGTTTGCTAATCTTCCATCAAAATAAGCTCTAGCTCCTGCTTGATCTTCTAACAACTCTGCTGTTATTGGTAGAGTTGTAATGAATTTACGAACAGGTGCAGTAACTGCAGAATAAGAAAACGCATCTTCTGGAGCTGCTGCTCCTTCTGCTTTTTCTGCTGCATTGTTAGTGCTTGATTCTTGTAAGAAGTAGTAAGTTGTTTGATCTGTATTAATTGAATCTACCAAGTCTAAAGCTGGATTAGGATTTGGCTCTATAGCAGGTATAACTTGCTGATAGATTGTATCTCTAGTCCATACTGAAGTAGTAACAGTAGTTTTAGCTTCGAAAGGTACATTTTTAATACCATGATCAACGAAGTTTGTATAAGCTTTTGAATCTAAGAATTGTTGTCCAAGAGATTTTGGCTCTTCTTGTTCTGGCTCACCATAAACAGGTACTCCAGAAACTTTTTTAGAAGAGTCTATTTCTTCTTTATTAGCTGACTTCATTTCCTCAAGATCTTGTAATTCATTGATCTTATGACCGAGATCTGCTAACTCATCATTTCTCTTTTTAATTTCTTCTTTTTGATCGGAAGAAAGTTCAGACATATCCTTTACAGAATCAAAAACATTAGCCAAGTCTTCGGATTTTTGAGCTTTTTCGGCTCTGAGTTCTCTTAAAGTACTCATATATTATCTCCTTATTATTTTGCTAAGTTCTTTTGAACTTCTATAAATAACTCATTATCCTTAACAGGATCATATCCATATCCATTAAGTACATCATCCAACCTATTAAAAGTTGCATTAATACCCTCTAGATACTTAGATACAAGCTCTGTGGATTTTGAGCTTAATGTTTTTTTCTCAGAGTTTCTTAAAAGAGCAAGATCTTCTATTCTCTCTGTAAATGCCTTAATCTCCTCTAGTGAAGATATAGCATGATCTCCAAGACGCATACCCTGTTGGGATGACTTACCGACTCTTGAATCGGTATTACTTGAAACTTCGGAATCTTTGTTCATATCTTTTGCACATTTTCCATCTTTACTGTATGTACATTTCTTTTTACTGTATGCTTTTTCTTTCTGATTCACATATTCATTATGTGTAGCACATGGCATGTAGATTAAAGATCCATCATCTTTTTCATGTGTATGAGTACCCTCACAACCAATCTCTTTAGCTCTTTCTGCTGCCTCTTGTTGTGTAGTGTATTCATCTTGTCCTACTTGTGCTTTTACTTCTTCAAATTCTGTATCGTGATCATCTATTTGATCTTCTGGATCTTCTTTATCTACTAACCCAGATTTTAATGCTTGAACAAAAGAGTTCTGCTGTGCTCCGACTAACACAGGAGAAACCTCCCAAACTTTTACATCTTCTAATACTCTTACCGGAACTTCCTCTCCTTTAGAGTCTATATGTGATCCCTTACTAGATTTCATAACTTGAAAACCATAAGAAAATTGTTGCATATCTGACATGGCTTTTACTGTTTCGTAAGCCTCTTTACCAGCCTCAGTATCTAGGAAATAACCTTTGAATACTGCTTTTTGGTTATCTGTTTCAATAATTCCTCTTCCAATAACCTTAGACCAATCATGATTCCATACTAGAGGAACTTTGTTACCTGTATATCCAGATCGTAAAGCTCCCTGTTTTGTAACATCTTGATCAGAGTCAATAGTATCAAACAAAGAAAATACAGCTTCTAAATATCTTTTTCCTCCCTCTTCTTTTAACTCTATTGGAGCATTTTTAAAACTAAGATCTTCTGGCCTTTTTACTTCACTCATCTATTACCTCTATATAAGTTTCACTACATCTACAGTTTGCAATTAATCCTATCGGTGCGTTAGGATCTCTTGGCCTGTCTAACTTAATTCCATTATACAGATAAAAACTATTCAGAGGAACTCTTTGATTGTCTAGTTCAAAATGAGCAGATCTAACTTTGTCATCTCTTTCACTTAACCACTCTTTTTCTAGTGTCTTTCCTGTAGATTTA